CGGCTCTATGAGGACAATGTAGCGGGAAAGATCGACGATGCCCGGTTTGCCAAAATGTCCAAACGCTACGAACAGGAGCAGGGTGAGAACGCAAAGAAAATCAAGGCTCTGCGGCTGGAACGGAAAAAGGACGAGAGCAAGCGCATGGACATTGACGATTTTCTTGAAACGGTACGGCGGTACACGGATGCGGCCACCATTACAAAGCGCATGGTCGCAGAACTGATCGACCACATCGAGGTGTACCACGCCGAAAAGCAGGACGGCATTACCAACCAGCGCNGACACGATGAAAGCCTATTTCTATTGCCGCGTCGCTCACGATGATAGCTTTTCTTTGGAACGGCAGGCCGAGGAGCTTCGCCGCTATGCGGAACAAGCCGGGTACACCATCGTTGGTGCTGCCGCCGAGCATGGCTCTGGAATGACCCTTGACCGTCCGGCTCTGCAAGAGGTGATGGAGGCCGTCCTTGCCGGAAAGGTGGATGTGGTGCTGATAAGCAGCCTTGACCGTATAGGGCGGGACTGGGGCATGACAAAGCAGTACATCGACCTGCTGACCGAACATAAGGTCAAGCTGCTGTGCCTGCTGGAACGAGTTAGCAGCGACAGCTCCGGCGTTTCACCATTCTCTACATAAAAAAGCAGAGTGTCCATTACAGGATACTCAGATCCTATAAGGACACTCTGCATGGTCCGAGTGGCGAGACTTGAACTATTAACAAAACGTGTATTTTCAGCGGAAAACCGATAACTGTGTTCCGAAGTGTGTTCAAAAGCCTTTTTCCATTTTCTGCGCGGCCTCGGCAATGACGTCGGCACAGACGTGGGTGTAGATATCCATTGTGGTAGATATCTGAGCGTGTCCAAGCAGCGTTTGCGCGGTCTTGGCGTCAATGCCGCACTCAAAAAGGGCGGTCGCGTAGCCGTGGCGGATTTGGTGCGGTGTGACGGTGACGCCGGTGGCGGCGCAATAATCATCGTACATTTTTTGGCTGTGCTTATAAGTTAAGGGAGAGCCGTCCGGCTCGGCAAAGAGGTAGCTTTTGGGGAGCTTCTTTGGGAGCAGCTCGTCAAGCGCGTCGAGAAGCGGGACAGAGCGAATACCGGCGTCGGTTTTTGGCAGCTTGACGTATGGGGCATTGCTCAGGTAGTAGACCGAGCGGCGGATGTGGATCAGCTTTGCTCTGCGGTCGATGTCCGCGCCGGTGAGGGCCAGCGCCTCGCCTCGGCGGCAGCCGGTATAGTAGATCAGCGCCGCAAACAGACCGAAAGGAGTGTCCTCTGCATGGGTCTTGATGAGCTTGATTTGGTCCTTGTCCGGAGGCAGACGGCGTGTCTGCTTATTGCTGCGCGGCTGACGGACGGAAGCGGCGGGGTTATACTGCACGTAGCCGTTGATTTCCGCCCAGCGGATAGACTGGCGGATCACCTGCAGCTGCATGGCGGTCGTCTTTTTGGCATATTGAGCGGAAATGCCCTTGATAAACCGGTCAATCTCCTGCGCGGTGATCGTGCCGATCTGGTGCGCGCCGAATTCCTTCTTTGCCCGCGCGAGAGCCGGCTTGTAACTTTTGAGCGAGGACGGAGCGAGCGTTGGCTCGATCTCTTCCCACCATTTGTCAGCGACGGTCTCAAAAGTGGTTTCCTCTTCGGCCTCGGCTTCGGCGGCGGCGCGGTCGAACGCCTTGACTTTTTCCCAGACCTCGCGGTCGGTCTTGCCGCGGAACGCCTTGCGCTTGCCGTTGATGCGGATGATCGTCTCATGCAGGCCGTCCGGCCGGACGTAATATTTCGGATACTTGGCCATATCAGCCGCCCGCGCACTTTTGGCACGGCGTCAGACCGGCGTTTTGAGCATCGGAGAGCGTGACCTCATAATAGTCGCCGCCGTTGCAATGCGCGTCGTAGTGATAACGCTTGCCAGTCTTGGTGCGGTAAACCTTGCGCTCGTTCTGCGTGGCAGGCTGGGAGGCCTGCGCATTCGTCTCCGTTTTGGTAGACGGCTGGGGCGCAGAGGCAGGAGTTTCGGTCGGTGTGGACGGCGTGGTCGTGTCGGTCTTGGTCTCGGTCGACGTGGACGGTGCGGGTGTGTCCGTCTTAGTGGTCGTCGTGGTCTTGGTGGAGGTCGATGGCTTGACCGTCTGCTCCTGACGGGTAGATGGCGTGTCATCCTTATCCTTAGACGCGTCATCGCCGCCACCCGTGATGACGCCGATGAGCAGCAACAGCGCGGCCGCGCCACCGACAATTGCGGGAACTTTTTTCTTTTTTCTTGTGCGGGCCATTTGAGCCGCCTCCTCTACCTGATCTTTGCTGTAATCTTTGACATCGCTGATGCCGGTACCGGGCAGCGTCGCGGTCGTACGCATACCGCCGTTGGCCTTTTTGGTGACGCGGTAAAATTTATTGCCGACGCTGTAGCCTACGCCGGACTTCGAGAGATTGATGCGCAGCGGGCCGAGCTTAAAGCTCTTGCGGTATCGTCTGCCCATGTGACGCTTCCTTTCCGGTGTCCGATTTGGACACCGATTTTATTTACCAGCCGTTTCGACCAAAAAAGGCCGGACGGCGCTGGTACAATGATGGTGCAGGCGCAAGCCTGCCGCCCTCTCTGGTGTTGCAGAGGCGGAGAGGGCGATTTTTTTAACGGAGGGACCTATCATGCATGAGCCAAATGACCGCGGCAAGTCCGCAGATCTCCAGCGCATCCAAGACAAGCTCCGTCAGCTGACGCCCGAGAACCGGGCGCGGTTTACTGATTTCCTTGCTGAGTTATCAAAAAGTCCAGATATTCTTCCGCCTGCTTGCGCCGTTCCGGCGCAAGAGCGCTGATCTTTTGCAGCAGCTCGTCGTCTTCGGACGGCGGGCTGCTTGTTGCTTTTTCGCCCAGCAGGTCGGAGACAGTGCATCCGAGGTACTGCGCGAGCAGCTGCACCTTGGCGACAGAGGGGGTCTGTCCCCTTTTAATGTCAGTCACAAAACTGGCACCAACGCCGCTGTCGCGGCAAGCATTGGTGGGTTTGACTCCATTTTGTGCACAATACTTTTCAATATTCTGCACAAAAACTTCTCTGTCCATTGGTATCATCTCCTTATATATAATTGGTAATTACGTATAAAATTCAGAATTACGCATTTTTCGTCTTGACAATTCGTGATTACAGATTTATTATCAATTTACAGTTTAGGAATTGAATACGGAGCGGCCGGTGCGCGGCAAATAATTGGGTACTTTTGCTGTTTCTCTCCCTGGGCTATCGCTTGGATGGTCTCCTCCACTGCCAGAAGGACGTTCGACTCGTCCTCGCTCCCCCGTTCTTTTTCTTTTGACTGGGTATCAATTTACAATTTAGAGAGTATCACGACACGGCGGAAAAATCAAGAAGAAAGGAGCCGATATTTTGCTGAAGCTGAATGTCAAGGCGATGCGCAAGCGCAAGGGCGTCTCCCAGAGCTACCTTGCCAAGCATTTGGGCGTAACGGTGCAGACTGTGAGCGCCTGGGAGCGCGGCGTAAACGCGCCGTCGTCTGAGACGCTGCCGCAGATCGCGCAGCTGCTCGGGTGCACGATCAATGATCTCTATCGAGATGAAAGGAGCGAGTAAACATGCCGCGAGAGCGAGAGGATTTCCGCGACCAGCTGCAAGCGCTGCGCGAGCGCTACGAAGGGCAGGAGGTGCTGACGATGGAACAGAGCGAAAAGCTATTATGCGTCGACCGCATGGCGCTGCTCAACGACAAGACCTTCCCCGTTAAAAAGGTCGGAAGACGGTACATCATCCCGATCGTGCCTTTAGCACGATGGATGTCAACCTGGTAAAAACCATAGCACAGAAAGGAGAAAAAATCCATGTATCCCGAATACCCGAATTTATACCAGAGGGCGCGAAAGGCGACACGCCTGACGCAGGAAGAGGCCGCCGAACGGATCGGCGTTTCGCCGGAGAGCATGAAACAATATGAGAGCGGGCGGCGCGTGCCACCGGACGGCGTGGTCGCGAAGATGGTTGAGGTCTATGATCTGCCGTGGCTCGCGCTGGAGCACAGCCGCGCGACGGATCAGCTGGGCGTGCTGCCGGAGGTGGAGACAAAGCCGCTGCCGATGGCGACCATCTCGCTGACCAACCGCCTGCGCGACGCAGCGGATCGGCTGGCCGGATTGCTCCGCATCGCCGAGGACGGCGTGATCGATGACGCGGAACGCCCGGAATTCGACGTCATCGTGCAGGAGCTGCGCGAGACTATCGCCGCGGCCTATCAGGTGATCTACGCTGACGGCGCAAAAAAAGAACGCCCCGACGGTGGCACGTCGAAGCGTTCGGTGTCTCAGGCGGTCAGACCTGAAAACGATTGCAAGAACAGTATAGCATACTCACGCGGAAATGCAAGCCCCGTTTTGAAAAAGGGGGTGTATGCACGATGAGCGGATGGGCGATTTTCTTTGCGTTCGTGGGCGTGGGTACGTTGGTGACGAAGTTTGTGGACTTTGTCGAGATTATCGGAGGAGATGCACATGGCAGAAGAAAAAGACACGCGGCCATGCGATGACATGAGCGAGAGCCGGATCAAGTCCGGCCGGAAGCAGCGCTTTACCGTGCTTTACAAATCGGCCATCGAGGACAAGCGTCTGCCGCTGGACGCGCGCGGGCTGCTGGCCATCATGGTCGGTCTTCCAGACGGCTGGCAGTACTCCGTCAAGGGCCTCGCGGCCTATGTAGGCGTGAGCAAGGACACTATCCGCAGACTGCTCGAAAAGTTGGAAAAAGTGGGGTACTTAACCCGCGAGCAGACACACGACGAGAACGGCCATTTTGCCGGTAATATCTACGTTTTGCAGGACGAAGCGCCGCCGTTGTCGGGAAACACCGACAACGGTGAAGCCCGACAACGGGAAAAACCGTCATCGGGTTTTCCGACCCAAATAAATACTAAAAGAACCAAAGACAGAAAGAATCAAACCCCTATAGCCCCCGCGGAGGTCGAAAAGCGTGTTGCAGAATACTGCGGCGAGGACGACGAGCTGCGCGAGGCGATCATGGGGCTGCTGGAGAACCGGGCGAAGCTGAACCGGCAGAAAACCGTGAAGACCGAGCGCGCCATGAACGGCATTTTGCGGAAGCTGGATGAACTGTCGGGCGGCAGACGTGAGCTGAAGCTTGCGCTGCTGGAAAAGGCGATCAGCATGAATTGGCTGACCGTCTACGAGCTCAAGCCGGACGAAATGCCTGCGGTCAGGACGGAGGGCAGCGCGGCGCTGCCGCTCGGCTGGGGGGTGTGAGCATGGCGCAGGAGACAAAGGCGCGGCCGGGGCTGGAAGCCGAGACTGCGGTCATCGGCGCGATGGTCGCCGCGCCGGAGATCGTCAAGGACGTGCTGTTTTCCGTCCGCGAGCAGGATTTCCGCATCGAGATCAACCGGCAGATCTTCCGCGCAGCCCGCGACCTGTATCTGCGGGCAAAGCCGGTGACGCCGGTGACGATCCGCGACAAGGTCGGCAAGGAGTCGAGCGAGTATCTCGCGCAGCTGCTTGAGATCACGACGACCAGCGCCAACTGGCGCGAGTATGCCGCCATCATGGCCGAGCAGGCCAGCATGCGGCGCATGCAGGAGATCGCGATGCAGGTGGCCGCAGCCGGCACGGCGCAGGAGTGCCGCGAGCTGGCGGCGAAGCTCCAGCAGGAGCAGCGCGGCGGGCGGCAGATCACGGCCTACACGATGGAGGACATGATCCAGGACTTCGCGGCGCGGCAGACGGCCAAAGATCCGGTGCGATACGTCCGCTATGGTCTCGCCGAGGTGGATGCCGGTACATACACGCAGCCGGGCGACGTGGTCATCATCGGCGGGTATCCGAGCGACGGCAAGACGGCGCTGGCCCTCCAGATGGCGCTGCGGATGGCGCGCGAGTGGCGCGTGGGCTTCTTCTCGCTGGAGACTGACCGGCGCAAGGTGACTGACCGCGTTGTCGCCGCGCTGAACGATATCAGCTTTACGGCCATCAAGCGCAGAGAGCTGACGGACAAGGACTGGGAGCGGTTCGCGGCCAAGAGCGCCGCGGCGTCTGCGCTCAAGTTCAGGCTGATCGAGGCCGCGGGATGGGGCGTCAGCGACATCACGAGCGCTGCCGAGGCCTATGACTTCGACGTGGTCGTCATCGACTACGTGCAGCTTATCCGGCCGAGTTCAACGCGCATCATGCGCAGCGAGCAGGTGGCGGAGATCTCCCGCGAGCTGCACGCCTTCGCCCAGAGCCGGAAAAAGCTCGTGATCGAGCTGGCGCAGCTGACGCGCGAAGATCGTGTTGCGGCACCCAAGAAGGGGAAGCCGCAGCAAAACGAGCCGCGCATGAGCGACTTGAAGGAGTCCGGCCAGCTGGAGCAGGACGCGGACATGATCTTCATGATCTACCGTCCTGTCGAGGGCGGGGATTATGACCCAGCGAAGTCCCGCTTTCTGCGGATCGTAAAGAACAAAGAGGGCCTGCTGCTGCGCACGCTGCTGTGGTTCGACGGCGACAAGCAGACCTTTACGCCGATGACGATGGAGTCGGCACGCGAGGTCGAGGAAGACAAGAAACTCGTCGAGTGGAATGCTCGCAATGAGCGCATGAGCGGCGCAAAGCGCCGATAGAGAAAGGAGAGACATCATGCCGTATATTGGACAGCCGATCGCCTGGACGCCCTGCGCGTACTGCAATCTGGACGGCAGGGAGAACCCCAAGAGCACGAGAGCGCGGAATAAAGTGCGCGGCAGGATCGTGTGGATCAACGAGCTGCATCACTTTTTCCTGGTGGAGGCGCAGGTCTTCGGGTACACGATGCGCGAGTGCTTTAAGTTTTGAGGGCGGCGCATGAGAAAGAAAGTCAACAGCAAGTGCTACATGTGCGAGCGCCGTCATCCGGCGTGTCAGGACAAATGCCCTGATTATCTCGCATGGAAAGCGAACCTTGATGCGACGAATGCAAAGATCAAGGACGAGAAAAAGAAATTTGAGGATATAGGCAGCTACCAGTACGAGACTGCAAAGCGGCTGCACAAATCGAAATAACAGGAGGACGAAATGAGAACGATTGCGATCATGAACTACAAGGGCGGCGTCGGAAAGACGGTCACGACGATCAACTTCGCGGCCGAGCTCGCGGCCGCGGGCAAGCGCGTCATCGTGATGGACGCGGACGGCCAGTGCAATCTGAGCGATATTTTCCGCGCAGACACGCTCCACGGCGGCACGACCTACGAGGTGCTGACCGGCGAAACCGGATGCTGCTGGGATGAACTGGTGCAGGACACGCCTGTCGAGGGCGTGAAGATCGTGCCGGCCAGTGCGGAGCTGCCGAAGGCGGACATTGCCGCCCTGACCGGCGAGCGGCTGGTAAAAAACGGTATCCGTGATTTTTGCCTCGCTGTGGCAGAGGATGAGGGTGCAGACTATATCCTCATCGACTGCCCGACCGCCTACAATGCGGCCACGGTGGCGGCGCTGGGCGCTGCGGATGAGATCATCATTCCCGTCGAGCTGGAGGGTTTTTCACTCCACGGCGCGGGCGAGATCCGCAGTCAGGTCGCCAACATGCGCACGGTCAATCCGCGGCTGCGTATCGCGGGAGCGCTGATCACCAAGCGGCGCGGGACGCGCATCCAGGAGGCCGCAGAGCAGGCGCTGCGCGTGAGCGGCATCCCGGCATTTGAGGCGGCAATCCCGCTGCGGGCTTCCGTGCCGGCAAGCATGTCCAACCTCAACGCGAGCAAGACGCTGAGAGGATACGCGCCCAAGGATGCCGCGACAAAGGCGTATCACGATTTTACGCGGGAGTATCTGAGCAAGGGAGGCGCGGTCAATGGCTAAGGGCAAGTTTGACATGAGCGAGTTTCTCACGCCGGTTGAGGGCGTGCCCGAATCGGACACGACGCGGGAGATCGCGGTTGATGACATCCTTGACAACCCTCGGAATTTTTATCCCCGCCCCGACAATGCGGCGCTTGCCGAGTTGATGGAGTCCATCCGCGCGAACGGACTGCTTGAGCCGCCGACCGTCGTGCCAGCAGAAAACGGAAAATACCGGTTGATCTCAGGACACAGCCGCATGGCGGCGGTGCGGTTGCTCGCGGCGAACCGGGACGAGGCCGTCGCGAAGCAGTTCTCCGCCGTGCTCTGCCGAGTGCTGCCGGCAATGACGGAGGAGCAGGAGCTCTGCGCCGTGATCGAGGCCAACCGCCAGAGGGTCAAGTCACCGGCGCTGCTGGCGCAGGAGGCGGAACGGCTGACGGCAATGTATATTCGCCGCCGCGAGGCGGGCGAGGAGCTGCCGGGGCGCATCCGCGACCGCGTAGCCGAGGCGATGCAGGTCAACAAGACCAAGCTCGCCAACCTGAGCGCGATCAAGCGCGGGCTCAAGGTCCCGGGGATCGTGCGCAAGTGGGAGGCGGGCGACATCCCGGAAGCAGCCGCGCTGGAGATCGCCCGCATGGACGACGAGACGCAGTACCGGCTGCTGGACTGGATCATTGACCACTACCGCACATGGTCGATCAACAACGTGCGCGAGTTCCGGACCTGTTGGACCTGCTGCAAGCATAAGTGCCCGGATACCGGCGGCTTCTGCCCGAACGCCGCGCGGATGTATGCCGACCACTATCGCAATGGCGAGTGGCGCTGCGCCGGCTGCTGCCGCGAATGTCTCAGTCGTGACACCTGCTCTTCTGCGTGCCGCTTCGTGGTCGAAAAACGGTTTGTCGGCGGGATCGCGCCGCCGCCACAGAAGACTCCAACAAATCCGGCAGTTGGCGATCCGCGGCTCAAGAATATGACCCCGAAATTCTGCGAGCGCGTCAAGGCTCTGCGCGAAGCGACCGGCTTGACGCGCAAGGAGTTTGCCGAGAGCATCGGCGAGTACCCAGGCACCTACAGCGCGTGGGAGAACAATAGCCTTGCCGGTGCAGGGTCGCTGCCCAAACTGGCTCTGACGCTCGGCACGACGATGGACTACCTCTGCGGTCTGACCGATGATCCGTCGCCGACCAAGGCGGTGAGCTCGCCGGAATGGTCGCCGCTGGATGCAGAGCACTGGCCGGAGGAGGGCGCGTTGGTCGTGCTGAGCTATCCCACGGGATTAGGCGGCAGCGCTTACTTGACGGCGCGGTGCTGCGGGGGCGCGAACGATCAGTACCCGTTTATTTCAACCGACGCGGGGACCTCGGTGCAGGATATTGTCGAGTGCAAGTGCGACAGCTGGCTGCTGATCAGCGAGAGACAGAGAGGAGAAAACAAATGATCCATTACAAAATCGAAGACGGGCAGATACTTGAAATGGATGTTAGAGGCTCGCTCAAAGAGAATCTTGCAGATGTGGCAATGCTGGCAAATGGCATTTATAGCATGCTCGCAAAAAGCAGGCCGGATGTAGCAGAGGTTTTTCGGTTGGCGTTATCAGCGGGGATGCTTCCGGGCTCAACGATATGGAAAAAGCAAGACTATGATGGCATTGCCATTGTCCAGGAGAGAAAATGAAGCGATCCGGATATTTGCAGCAGAGAGACGCGAGAACGCAAGTGCTGCTGGACGTGATGCAGCGGACGATGAAGCAGTACATGCTGGACACGCTGCTGATCACGATGCACGAGGACTTTGGCTGGGGCTATGACCGCCTCAGCCGCCTCGCGGAAAAGTGGGGCGAGACATATGACGTCTATTTCCCGGCGATGCAGAGCACTGAGGAGTCAGACGTCTATCAGGAGAGACTTGACAGGGCAACGCGCAGCTATATCGGGGACAACCAGTTTTACCCGTTTGCAGAGCGCTATCCGGAGATCAAACAATTAGGCTATGGGCCGAGGAGGACGAAATGAAAACAGAAGAGATTTTGACCGCGCTGCGGCGCTTAAAGGTGGAAACGGGCTCGCTGGTCTGCATGGGCTGCGGACGCGAACACAACTGCGGCATCCACGGCTGCCAAATCGTGCGGGAAGCTGCGGAGCTGATCGAGAAGCTGACTGGCCGCTGCGCGCGCTACGCCGAGGAGATCGCGGTGCTGCAGGAGCGGGAAAAGTGGGTGCCGGTGACGGAGAGGCTGCCGGAGGTAGAGTGATGGAGTACAACGTACTACAAGGCGACGCGCTGGAGCTGTTGCGGACGCTGCCGCCAGAAAGCGTACATACCTGCGTGACTTCCCCGCCTTACTACAATTTGCGGGATTATGGAATGGAGGGACAGATCGGGAACGAGGGCAGCGTGGAGGAATACCTGCAGGCGCTGGTCGCTGTTTTCCGTGAAGTCCGGCGGGTGCTGCATACGGATGGAACGCTGTGGGTGAACGTGGGCGATAGCTATGCTACCAATTCAGGGAATCAGCCGCCGAAGAATACCCGCAATTCCTGCGGACACGCCGCAAAGCGCGTACCACAGGGGTACAAGAAAAAAGACCTGATTGGCATACCTTGGCAGTTGGCCTTTGCTCTCCGCGCAGATGGTTGGTATTTGCGGCAAGACATCATTTGGCAGAAGCCGAACTGTATGCCGGAGAGCGTAAGCGACCGATGCACAAAATCACATGAGTACATCTTCCTGCTGTCAAAGTCAGCGCACTATTATTTCAACGCGGCGGCAATCAGCGAACCAGTCACGTCGGCCAAAGGAAACGCAAGAACGTTTCGCGGCGGCGGAGCCTATACCGGCGGTCGATCTCACGACAACAGTGCACAGGTGGAGCGTGAGAGCCACGGGAACAGCGAAAACAAGACGGGACGCAGGAACAAGCGGAGTGTCTGGAGCGTAAGCACAAACGGATTTCGCGGCGCACACTTCGCCGTGTTTCCAGAAAAACTGATCGAGCCGTGCATTTTAGCGGGTTGCCCAGATGGCGGCGTTGTCCTTGACCCATTTGCGGGCAGCGGCACGACGGGAGTGGTGGCCAAACGAATGGGACGCGGTTTCGTGGGATGCGAGATCAATCCCTCGTACGTAGAAATGGCCACAGGAAGAATAGCGGAGGTGGAGAGAAAGGACGGAGGTGAATGCGATGCGAAATCCGTGTAAGGACTGCATCTATTACCACAAAGAGAACAGGACTTGTCAGTCAAAAAAATGTGCTACTGGCGGCACCGGAAAAGTGTCTTGGGTTGATAGGCTGTTTTGTTCTCCATGCAAAAAGAACGGAGGTGTCAAGCGATAAGGATGACTGACATGGAACGCAAAACCTTCTGCGCGGCGCTCAGCCGCTACGGCGCGCAGGCGCAGATCACGATGGTCTTTGAGGAGATGGCCGAGCTGCAGGACGTGCTGTGCAAATTCCTGCGCGGGCGTGTGGACGGTGACACGCTCGCCAACATCGCCGAGGAGATTGCCGACGTTGGTATCATGCTCGACCAGATGGCGATCGAGTTTGAGGTCGAGGACGCGGTGGCGGAGCAGCGGGCCTTTAAGGTCCGGCGGCTGTGGGATCGTCTTGATTAAGTGAAGAGCTACGAAGGGGGAAATCGTGTGAGGTTACTGGTGACGCTGGCGCTGGATGCGCCGGGCGACGCGGATCCGCAGGGGATCAAGGAAAAAGTGGCGATGGACTTTGAAAAGTATGGCGGCGTGCGCGTGGTCAAGGTCGAGCGCGTGGAAGAGTATCAACAGATGACGATGGAAGGAGATTTGCATGCAGAAAATTAACCTGAAGAAGACCACGAAGAAGCAAATGCTCAATATGCTGGAAACGGCGTGGCAGGCCAATGCAGGGGCCAACGAGGAGATTGCCGCGCTAAGTAAGCGAATTGAAGAACAGAACGACGCGCTCGCCAAGTGTGTTGCCGAGAAAAACGAGTTGCGCGATCAAGCGCGAGACGCAAGGGGTAATGCAGAATACTGGCATGGGCGGTTTAACAACGCCTTCGGCGTTACAGAGGTACAACGCCAAAGAATAAAGGAAGACGCTGAAGAGCTGCGCCGTGAGCGCGTAAATGCTGAGACAATGCCCGATCAAAGAAATGCAGCGATTGCAGAAAACAAGGACCTGCGCACGAAGCTTGCTGATACTGAGGCGGCGCTGGGAAAGGCAAACAGTGAAATGGCAGTGCTGCGGCATGATTTGACATGTGAGCAAGAGTCATCCGTGCATCTCGCATCACTCTGCAGATGGCGGTCGGATCACCCGTGGCGCAACCTGTGGGCATGGTGGGAAAGGAAGTTGGGGTGCGTCAAATGAAAAGAAAACGTATGATCAAGCTGCTGATGAGCATTGGATTCGACAGAAATGCCGCAGTGCGGGCGGCAGACGCGTGCGACGGAAGCACTTCGCATGTGCGAATTATGAACAGATTGTGCGTCGAATTTTTGCAGATTTACTACAAGCAGCTGGAAAATGCCGTTATTGAGGGCGATATGACCGGCGCCGTCGCCGGGATGGTCGGGAGCGTGTATGGCTGAGCTGTTTTACTGCGTGCGCCAGCGCGCGGGGAATCTGGTCAAGGAGTACCGCGGGACTATGCCGCCGCGCTACGCGCCCTCCGACACCGACGAGGACCGGCGCGCCAAGGCCGACCTCAAGGCGCAGCGGCGCACGGTGCTCAACCGCGACTCCACCGACCGGCTCGAGCTGATGATCGCGCTCATGGGCAAGTACGCCACGCACTACATTCTGGAGTTCGACAACGAGCATTTGCCGGAGCGCTTTGCCGACGTGCGCAAGGCGCTGCGGGCCTTCCTGCGGCGCGTGGAGCGCTATCGAGGCAAGGGCGGGCTTGACTACATCCCGGCCATTGAGGGTCTGCATGGGGCGCACAGGTATCACATCCACCTCGTCGCGGATTACCGGCAGCTCTCGCCGGCGGAGGTGCGGGCCCTGTGGCAGTGCGGCGAGGTAACGGACTGGCCAGTATTTAAGCGACACGGCAAGGCGCTCGGCTACCGCTACCTCGCGCGCTATCTCACCAAAGAGCGCAGCGACGGGATCATCATTCCAGTGGGGCGGCATCCTTGGAGCTGCTCGCGCAGTCTGCGCGCGAAGCTGCCGCCGCCGGAGGTGTGGCTCGACGAGAGCGATGCGATTACGATACCGTTCGACGCGATGCTCCCACAGGTGCGGACCGGCGGAAGTCAATTTGGTAGCTACCGGGTGGCGAGCTGGATCGAGGCGTAAAGAATCGCGTGCGCGCGTGCGCGCGACATTACTTGTAACCTATTGGCTTTTTAGTGACAAACGCAGAAAAGAGGGTGAAAAGTATTGCAAAACAGTGCAAAGACTGCTAAACTGGACACAAAGAACGGATTGATTGTCTGCCCGAACTGCGGGCGGCTCACATCGCAGGCCGTTCGGCCAGACACGGAGGCACGGAACCTCGTGCTCTGGTGCCGAAGATGCAAAGCATCGAACATCGTGAATATCGAACATGGCGCGTGCTCGATTAGTAGCCACTGCTGACAAACCCGGATCTCGGGGAGTGTCGGCGGTGGCTTTTGTTTTTGCCCGGAGGTGATAGCCCGATGGCCTTAAAGCCGCTCCGACCCTGCCGGCATCCCGGATGCTGCGTGCTGGTGAGCGATGGATACTGCGACGCCCACCGGCCGCGCGGCGACCGGCGCAGTGAGGAAGCGCAGTCCTGGCGCTGGATGTACCAGACCGACGAGTGGAAGCTCGACCTGCGGCCAGCGCAGCTCCTGCGCGAGCCGTTTTGCCGCGAGTGCGCCCGGCACGGACGGCGGGTCCGCGCGACGGACGTGGACCACATCGTCGACCACAAGGGAGACTGGCAAACCTTCTGCGACCGAGACAACCTTGAGAGCCTCTGCCACAGCTGCCATAGCCGAAAAACGGCGCGAGAAATGCACGAGAATCGCAGCAAATCAAAGCGCCGCGCCGCAGCGCCGCGGTAGTAGGCTTGGGCGCTCGGGCGCGTCGCGAGAGCGTCGCGCGGGGCTTCCTTGCAGACCCCTCCCCGGGGTCAGAAAGTTTGGGCGCTGCCCTTGGAAACCGCTGGCCCTCCCTCGCGAGAGAATTTTTCCCCACGGAGAATTTCGGACGGTGGGCCAGATGCGCAGGATCAACAAAACAACGTCCGGTGTGGTCCCCGGCTCTTGAAGCCGGCTATGGCCTTCACGGTTCTGTCCCCCGCGCTCTCGCTCGTCGAGGGCCGGGGACTGCATTGGAGATATCGACAGGAGGCAAGGTATGGGAAAGAAGCAGACAGCAGGGCAGACGCTGGTGCGCGTGGCGGTCAAGGACCTGCCGACAATACGCATCGACGAGCTGATCCCTTACGAGAACAACGCGAAGATCCACGGGCCGGAGCAGATTAAGCAGCTGCGGCGCAGCCTGCGCGAATTTGGCTTTGTCTCGCCGGTGCTGATCGACAAGGACAAGAACCTGATCGCCGGACATGGTCGCGTCGAAGCGGCGCGGGCCGAAGGCATGACCGAGGTCCCGTATGTGACGGTGAGCGACCTGACCGAGGCGCAGCGGCGCGCCTACATCATCGCGGACAACCGACTTGCCGAGACGGGCGAGTGGGACGCGGCGCGGCTTAAGTTTGAGATGCAGGAGCTGCAGAGCTTCGGTTTTGACGCCGAGCTGACCGGTTTTGTCATGGATGAGATCGAGACGATCCATGTCAGCGCCCACGAGCGGGCGAAACCAGCGGCAGAAGGAAACCACTTCTGGGGAGATGTCGAAAGCGAAAGCCGCAAGGATTATGAGAAATTTGTGGATAAATTCAAGCCGAAACTCACCACCGACGACTGCTACACGCCGCAGAACATCTACGAGGTGATCCGCGACTGGGCTTTGGCGCACTACGGCTTGCAGGGCGCGCCGGTGATTCGGCCATTTTACCCCGGAGGCGACTATGAGCACGAGACCTACCCGGACGGCTGCGTGGTGATCGACAACCCGCCATTTTCTATTCTTTCGCAGATTTGCAGATTCTTTGATGAGCATGGCATCCGCTACTTCTTGTTTGCTCCAGCGCTGACGCTGTTTTCCACAAATGCGGGAAAATCAAACTACGTGCCCGTTTCGGCCTCAGTTACGTACGAAAACGGTGCCCGCGTCAATACGTCCTTTGTCACAAATTTGGGGGGGTGGCGCGTGGAGATTTCCGGGGAGTTGTTTTCTTTGATAGACGAAGCTGATAAACGTAACCGGGGTGAATCCCGGATTGAGCTTCCGGGGTACATTTATCCGCGCAACGTTTTATGCGTTCAGGATTTTGACCTTGCGAAGCATGGCCAGTCATTGTGTTTTTCCGATGAGGATCTTCAATTTACACGAGCTCTGGATGCCCAAAAGGAAAAAGGCAAGGCCATTTTTGGCGGCGGCTTCTTGCTGTCAGAGGCGGCGGCTGCTAAGAAATCCAAAGCAGAAGAAGCTGCGTTGGAAGTCATGAGCGCACGTTTTGCTGCCATTTTTGAATCTCAGCAAAACTCCCGCATGTCAGCGGATGGAAAAATCATTTGGCCATTATCTGACCGCGAAAAGGCGCTTGTAAAAAGCCTTGGGAAGCACGGCGGTGCCGTATGACCGTGCAGGAGGCCGAGCGGATCATGGCTGCGACGGCAAGTCCGTATCTCAAGCGGGACATGGAGCGATATATTCGGCGGCAGCGCAGAAAGGAGCGCGGAGATGGCAGGAGCAAGACAACCGACCGATCTGGTCGTAATGAACGGGCGCAAGCACCTGACGCGCGCCGAGGAGGACGCGCGGCGCGACCGTGAGGTGGTGGTACCTGCGCCGCAGCGGGCGAAGCCGCCCAAGTGGCTGCCCAAGGAGCTGCATCGCGAGTTTCGCGCGATCGGCAAGCAACTCATCGACGTGGGGCTCTACACCGATCTTGACGCGGACAACCTCGGGCGCTATCTGGTCGCCCACCACGAGTATATCAGCGCGACGGCGGAGGTGCAGCGGGCCTTGACCCAGGCGCCGGGCCACGCGCGCGACTTAGAGGCAGCGGACGGCTGGGGCCGCGTGCAGGAGCGCTACTTCAAGCAAGCGCGCAACTGCGCGAACGACATGGGCCTGACGGTATCGAGCCGCTGTCGGCTGGTGCTGCCGAGCAATTTGCCCGCGGCGGCGTTCACGCCGGAGAGCGGCGCGGACGAGTTTACCATCCGCCTGCGGCAGCGGCAGGCGGACGCGCTGGCGCGGAGCCTGTAGCATGGCATACGTTTTCGACCGCGAGGCGGGGCAGTTTGTGTGCGACTTCGTCGAGCGCCTGCCGACGACCGACACGGGCAAACTCTTCTCGCTCTACGACTGGCAGCGCGAGGCGCTGATGGAGTTTTACGGCACGATGGACGTGCCCGAATCGGGCACGGATGAGGGCACAGAGCGGCTGCGCCGGTACTGGTACCTCTACCTCGAGATCCCGAAAAAGAACGGCAAGAGCGAGCTGGCTGCGGCGCTGGCCCTCTATCACCTCTTTGCGGACGGCGAGCTGAACGCGGAGGTCTACGTCTGCGCGGCGGACAAGGAGAACGCCTCGATCGTCTACAACGCGGCGATCTTTATGGCGACGAGCGCGCCGTGGACGGCAAAGATGATCGCCCAGGGCGAGTTGCGGCCCATCGAGAGCCGCAAGCGCATCGAGTACCGAAAGCGCGTGAAGACCGGCAACGGCGGGTACAAGTGGATCACGGTCGGTATTCTGCAGGTCCTCTCCGCCGAGGCGTACAGAAAGCACGGCTACAAGCCGAGCTGCGTCATCTTTGACGAGCTGCACGCGCAGCCCAACCGTGAGCTGTGGGACGTCATGACCGGCGCGGCGGGCGCGAGCCGACAGCAGCCGGCATGGATCGTGCTGACGACCGCGGGCGACGACCCCGACCGCAGCTCCATCGGCTGGGAGATCCACGAGAAAGCAGTTGGCATCCGCGACGCGCGGCAGCTGCGGCGCATCCGAAGCGATGGCGGCGACGTTCGCTCGGTCCTCTCCCTCCGGCATGTCGGGGACGAGGACCTTGCGGACGCAGAGGCCGAGCTGCTCGGCCGTGACGAGGAAAACTGGCTGCCGATCCTCTACGGCCTGACGGCGCTGTTCGGCGACGATCCGGACGACCTGGAAAAGCTCGACATCTGGGACGAGAGCCTGTGGTATCTCTGCAACCCCTCGCTCGGCAAGCATCTGAGCCTGCGCAACATCCGCATGGAGGCGGCGAGTGCAAAGCGCAGCGAAGCCGAGGAGCGCGTATTCCGATGGCTGCGGCTTAACCAATGGATCACGACGAAGTCGGTCGGCTGGATCTCGCTCAACCTCTACGACAAGACGCAATGGGGGCCGAGCAAAAAGCGCGAGCGCGAGGAATGGATACGGCGGCTGGACGGGAAGCTCTGCTACGGCGGCGTGGACCTTTCCACAAGCCGCGACCTGACGGCCTTTGTTCTGCTCTTCCCGCCCCAGCCGGGGCTGGACGTGGCGGTGCTGCTGCCCTATGGCATCTGGCGGCCCGAGGCGACGGTGGACGAGGCGGAAAAGCGTGACCACGTCCCATACCGGGACTGGGCGCGTGCCGGCTTCCTCGACCTCTGCCCAGGCGAGGTCATCGACTACGGCGCGGTGGAGGAGCGCATCCGCGAGGCACGAGAGCGCTACGACCTCAAGATGGTGGGCTTCGACCCCTATCTGAGCCGCACCATCACGCAGCGGCTCGCGCCGATCGTGCCGATCATCGAGATCCCGCAGGACCTCAAGAACATGAGCCCAGCGATGAAGGAGACGGACGACATGATGCAGCGCCACACGCTGCTGCACGTGCACAACACCTGCTTCCGCTGGACCTTCGGCAACGTCCGCTGCCACGCGGACGGCAACGGCAACATCAAGCCACTTAAGAACAAATCGACGGGGCGCATCGACCCGGCGGTCGCAAGCATTATCGTGATGGCCGTGTGGATGGTTGCCAGGAATCAGAAGCCCGATCTTGCCGCGGCGGTGGCACGGGCGGACTTCACGCTGTGAGGAGGAAGGCTGTGGAAAAGCTGCGAGACGCCGCGCTGCTGCTCGGCGTGCTGCTTATTACGGCAGGCGCGGGGATGATCTATATCCCGGCCGGCTTTATCGTGGGCGGCATTCTTTTGATCGCAATGGCCGTCATTGACGGCTTTGACGATAGTGGAAACGACGAAGGGAGTGATGGTCAAGCATGAGCATTATCAAGGGCCTGCGCGCGGCGACCGCACGCTCGCCCACTGTGAGCAAAACTGTAACGGTCGGCAGCCTGACGGCTTCCGGCGGTCTGGCCATTGGCGAAGACCCGCAGAGCGCGGCGCGCAAGCTCAGCGCGGTCGACCGCTGCATTGAGATCCTCAGCGACAGCATCGCAAAGCTGCCGAATTATGTGATCGACACGAGGACGCGCGAGCGCACGGACCACGAGCTGCTGCGGCTGCTGAACATCCGGCCGAATGAAGCAATGACCCCGTTCGTCCGCAAAAAGGTGTTGGAGACCAGCCGCCTGGAAGGCGGCAACGGCTACGACTGGATCGTGCGCGACGAGCGCACGGGCAAGCCGGTGGAGCTGATCCCGGTGCCGTGGTATCTGGTGCAGCCCTGGCACGACATGGCGGGCCGCGTGTGGTACGACGTGACGCATCCGTTCTCCGGCGAGGTGATGCGGCTGCCAAACGAGGACGTCTGCCACTACAAAAACGCGACACGCAACGGCCTTTTGGGCCTCGGCACGGTGACGCGCGCCGGCGAGGTGATCGCCGCGGCGCGGGCCGCGCAGGAGTATGAGCTGAGCTACTATGCCAACGGCGGGCAACCGGGTGGCGTGCTGGAGACCGACACCGACCTCGGCGGCTATGTGATGGACGAACACGGCAAGCCGCTCAAGCGCTCGGACGGGTCGCTTGTGACCAAAAAGGACGCACTGCGCAGCGAGTGGGAGCGCATCCACATGGGTCCGAGCAAGGCACACCGGACGGCGATCCTCGACCTCGGTCTCAAGTACACGAGCATCGCGGGGACAAACCGCGACGCGCAGTTTGTGGAAAACAAGCAGCTGTCGATCACGGACATCGCGCGCTACTTCGGCGTGCCGCTTTACAAGCTCAATGAGGGCAAGCAAGCCTACGGCAGCAACGAGCAGAACGCGATCGAGTATGTCGTCGGCACGCTGCACCCCATCGTGACCCAGTACGAGGAGGAGCAGAGCTATAAGCTGCTGACCGACAGCGAACTGGCCGCGGGGCTGGAGCTGCGCATCAACATGATGGCGGAGCTCAAGGGCGACACGGCGAGCCGCGCCAACTGGTACCGCGTGATGAGCGAGCTGAGTGTATTCAGCCCCGACGACATCGCGGCGCTGGAGGATCTGCCGAACGTGCCGGGCGGCAACCGCAGGCGCGCGAGCCTGAACTATGTGCCGCTTGACCTGTGGCCAGAGCTGAGCGCGCAGAGAAACGGCGGCGCGGCCGCCGGAGAGGAGTAAACCGCATGGATATGATCTTTAAGGCGGCACGGATCGAAAAGGCCGCCGTGGGCGAGCGGGAGCTTGTCCTCATCAACGCACAGGCGCTGCGCGAGCTGAGTGCCGAGGAGGTGTTCACGTTCCGTCTGGCTGCCTGCGACAACCAGATCGACCGCGACTGCGAGCGCTTTACCGAGGCGACGCTTGAGCAGCTGAGCAAGCTCTATATTGGCAAGCCCGTGCTGCGCGACCATAAGTGGAGCGCGGAAACGCAGACCGCGCGCGTGTACGACGCGCAGGTAGCGGACGAAGGCGAGGTCAAGCGTCTGGTGCTCAGCTGCTACATGGTCCGCACGGCAAGCACCGCGGACACCATCGCCGCCATCGAGGGCGGCATCCTGCGCGAGTGCAGCGTGGGCTGCGCGGTGGAGCACGTCAACTGTTCAATCTGCGGCGCGGACCAGCGCAAGACGCTGTGCGAGCACTGGCCGGGCAGAGAGTACGACGGGCAGCTCTGCCACTTCGAGCTCGACGGCGCGGCAGACGCCTACGAGGTGAGCCTTGTGGCGGTGCCTGCACAGCCGGAGGCCGGTACCGTCAAGGCCAAGCGCTACGGCGGAGCCGAGAGGCCGAAACCTTCTGCGCCTGAGGGCGCGGACAATGATGAGCACTGGGCGGACGAAGCCGCCTTGGAGCTTGAAAAAATGAGATTTTAAGGAGGCACACAATGCGTAGAAAGTACAACGACCTGCTGGCGAAGCGCGCCGGCATGCTGACCGAGGCCGAGAGCCTGCTCAAGGAGGGCAAGCGCGAGGACTACAAGGCAAAGATGACGGAGATCGGCAACATCAACACGGAGATCACCGAGGTCAAGGCCCTGATCGACGAGCAGGACCGCCAGTTCATGCAGAAACAGGAGACGCCGGGCGAGGCCAGGGACAAGGCACTGGAGCGCGCGGAGATCCTGCGCAAGGGCGGCGAGGTCAAGTTCTCCGCCAATGAGGTCCGCAAAGCGATCACGCTGGCGACCACCACGCTCGCCGAGCCTACCGGCGTAGGCCGCGACATCCGCGGCGGCGACGCGCCGATCAGCGCGATCATCGACCAGGTGCAGGTCGTCAACCTCTCCGGCATGGGCGAGTATCAGGAACCCTATGTCATCACCGAGCTGGACGCGAAGGTCGGCACGGTGGCGTCCACCGCCGGCAAGGCCCGCACGGCGAGCACCGACCCCACCTTCGGCGTGGCGCAGATCAAGCCCTACGACATGAGCGTGACGAGCTTCGTCGACCGCAACATCGGCAACCTGACGCCTGCGGACTACTACGCCAAGATCTTCGGCATGGCGATGCGCGCCATGCGCCGCAAGTGCTCCGAGCTGATCGTCAACGGCGACGGCGAGACCAGCCATGTGTTCTACGGCATGAAGAACGCCAAGAACAAGGCGGGCGCGAGCATCTTCGCGAGCGTGGACGTGACCGCGGTGGACGTCGACCTGCTCGACACCCTCTATTTTGCCTACGGCGCGGACACCGAGCTCGGCGGCAGTGCCCGCTTGCTGCTCACCAAAGCCGACCTCAAGGCCATCGGTCAGCTGCGCGGCACGAACGAGAAGCGCCGCCTGTTCACAATCGAGCCGGACATGGCGAATCCCAACATCGGCGTCATCCGCGACGGCGGCGTGGTGATCCCCTATACCCTCTGCCCTGACCTCACGAGCCTTTCCGGCTCGACCGCGAGCGCGAGCGCCGCGATCCAGACCATGATCTACGGCAACCCGCTCAACTATGAGCTGGGCCTGTTCTCCGACTTTACCGTGCGCGTGGACGAGAGCTACAAGGCGCAGGAGCGTCTGCTCACCATCCTCGGAGACGTGATGGTCGGCGGCAACCTTGTGGTCGACAAGGGCGTCGTCGTGGCGACGCTGCCCAAGAGCGGGGGCTAAGCGATGCTGGGCGAGAGGCTGAGCGAGATCGCCGCTTATTGCCGCGTGGAGGCGGACGACGCGGAGCTTCCCGGCTTTGTGGACGCGGCAGCGGCCTATCTCGCCGGCGCGGGCGTGCGCGAGCCGCAGGACGGCTCGCCGCGCTATGCGCAGTATCTGCAATGCGTCAAGTACCTCGCGCTCGATCTCTACGACCGACGCGACACGGCGGTCGATGGGACGCTCGGAGACAATCCCGCCTTCCGGCGGATGCTCAACCAGCTCAAGCTCACCGAGCCTGTGCCCGATTCGGGCACGGGCGAGGGAGCGGAGGGAGGCACGTGATGCACGTCGACGCAGGAAAGCTCTCGAAGCGCATCCAGTTTTTGCGGAAAACGACGGCAAAGGACGCCGACGGCTACGACGTACCCGGCGAGCCGGAGCTCGTGCGCGAGACCTGGGCGCAGTTCTCGCAGACGAGCGGCACGGAGCTGATCCGGGCAAACGCCGAGTTCGGCGAGGCGAAGGTGCGCTTTCTCACGCGCGCCGACCCCGCGCTGCTTGACCGGCGGCTCCTGATCCACTACGACGGGCGCGACTACAACATCCTCTACGTCAACACCTACGGCAACGAGGGAAAGTACATGGAGTTCTGGTGCGAGCGCATCACGCAGGAGGGCAAGGTATGACGCTGAATGAGCGAATCATCGCGGTCGTGACGCCGATCGTGCCGGTGTGCGTGCCGGATCTGCTGGTCACAGAGGCGGGCGAGACGCCGCCGGAGCGCTACTGCACGTTTAACTACTCGGAGATGCCGGAGGGGATCGGGGACAACGCCGCGCATCTGACGCGGGCGCTTGTTCAGGTGCACTACTTCGCGCCGCTCAAAGCCTCTACGCTGGCCGTGCGGCACGCGCTGCGCGACGCGATCGCGGCGGTGGATGATTTTACCCTGCCGAGCATCGAGAACGCTACAGACGAGACGGGACAGCACTATGTGCTGGAATTTGACGCCGTGGGACGCTGGGAGGTGAAGGACGATGGCCAAGGTCGAGTTTAAGGGCATTGATGAGGTCGTGACATCGCTGACGGAGCTTTCCGAGCTGCCGGACGAGGTCATTGACGCGATGCTCAACGCCCGCGCCGACGTGGTCGTTGAGGCACAGCGCGCCGAGGCGCGTAAGCTCGGCACGGAGTACCGCAACAAGGGCCAGAAGAAGAACTACGCCACGGGTATGACGGCAAACTCGATCCGGAAGGGCAAGGTCAAGGTCAAAAACGGGCAGCGAGTGTTGTACATCACGCCGGTCGGCAGCAGAAAGCGCGGCAAGACCGTGACGCGCAACGCGGAGATCGCCTTTGAGAACGAGTTCGGCACGAAGACGATCCAAGCGCGGCACTTTTTGCGGAAAGCGAACGAACAAAGCGCGGACGCCGCGACGGCGGCGGAGTTTGAGGTGTACAGCCAATACCTCAAAGAAAAAGGGCTGTAGAAAGGATTACCATGCAGTACGGAGCAAAGATGATCCAGTGGGCGCCGTTTGCCGCGACTGATCCGGAGACGACGACCGCGCCTCCGAAGCTCGGCACGCCGGCGAATCTCGGCGCGCTGAACAAGGTGACGGAGACGATCAATTTCAACCGCACGAGCGCCTTCGGCGACAACGTGAAGAAGGTTGAGATCGTGGAATTCAAGGACGGCTCGCTGGCTGTGGAGACGCTGTATCTTTCGAACACGAACGCAGCGGCGGTGACCGGCGCGGAGCTGGGCACGACGGACGGGGACAAGGACCTCAAGTTCGGCAGCAATGACACCGCGCCCTATGGCAGCCTTGCCTTTTACACCAACCACATGAGGGACGACGGGACGAAATACTATCAGGGCATTTTCTACCCAAAGGTCAAGGCCAACATGGAGGGCGAGGAGTACGAGACCAAAGGAGACAGCATCGTGCTAAGCAATGCCAAGCTCACATTTACCATTTTCGAGCCGCTCTACGGCAAGTACAAGCACAAGAGCGAGGAATTCGACACCGAGGCCAAAGCCGCGGAGTGGGTCAATGAAAAAATCAAGGCCGCAGCGGGCGGCTGAGAAGCGAAGAGACGCGGCACCCGCTGCGTCTCTTTTGTGTTTGGAGGAAAAATATGAAGACGATCCCCTATGAATTGAATGGGCACACGTTTTATCTGTGCTTGAATGGGCAGGCGCTTTTTGACGCCTACGATAAATTCGGCTACGAGGGCTTCCTCACGAAGCACATTGAGGGGAAAGACAAGCAGAGCTTTGAAAATACGTGCTGGCTGCTTGCAAAGCTTGCCGAGCAGGGCGAGCTGGTACGTCGGTGGCAGGGGCTCGACCGCGGGCCGATCGCGCCGGAGCAGTATTTCCGCGTAAATCTCAAGCCGCTGGAGGTCTCGGACGCAAAAAAGGCGATCCGCGAGGCTATTGCGCTTGGATTTGCCCGCGAGGAAGAAGAAAAGCGAGAGCGCGACCTCTTCCTCGAAGAGCTTCAAAAAAAAACGAAAGAAATAACGTGACACGCGCGTGGTGGCTGGATCTGACGACGCAATTTCTCCGGCTGAGCGTCCGCGAGGGGATGCTGCTGACGGTCGGGCAGGTGCTCGACTTGCAGGAGCTTGAGACCAGGCGACGCGGGCTGCGCAGAGAGGAGGATGAGATGTAAATGGCGACGAGGACGATCACGACGCGGCTGGCAATCGAGGGCGAGACCGAGTTCAAGCGCTCCATGTCGAGCGCAAACAGCGAGCTCAAGACACTGCGCAGCGAGATGAGCCTTGCCGACGCAGAATTCAAGGGCCAGGCGAACACGATGGAAGCCCTGACCAAGAAGAATGAGCTGCTGCGCCGTGCTCAGGAGCAGCAGACCGAGAAGGTCAAGGCCCTGGAGCGCGCGGTCAAGGACGCGGCCGATGCCTACGGAGAGAACGACAAGCGGACAGACAACTACCGCCAGCAGCTCAACCGGGCAAAGAAAGAGCTGATCGACATGAACGATGCGCTGGATGAAAACGAGAAGTATCTCGACGAGGCGCGCAAGAGCGCCGACAAGTGCGCGAAGTCCATCGACGAGTTCGGCAAGGAGACCGGGGGCGCACAGAGCGGCATCGAGAAGTTTACGGACGTGCTGCAGAACGGTTTCAGCGTCAAGGGCAAAGGCGGCGACCTGCTGGGGATGCTCACGAACCTCAAGGGGGCGCTGATCGGCGGCGCGATCGTCGGCGGACTCAAAGAGCTGGGTGACGCGATCATCGGCGTAGTCGACGATACGGCGGAATACCGCAAGATCATGGGCACGCTGGAGACCAGCTCGAAAGAGGCCGGTTACACAACCGAACAGACGACAGAGGCCTACACCCGCCTGAACGGCGTGCTGGGCGACTCGCAGACGGCGGCGACGACCGTGGCCAACCTGCAGGCCATCGGGCTGGAGCAAAGCGACCTGATGACGCTGGTCGACGCGACGACCGGCGCGTGGGCCACCTACGGCGACAGTATCCCCATTGACGGCCTGTCCGAGGCTATCAATGAGACCATCCAGACCGGCAAGGTGACAGGCACCTTCGCCGACGTGCTCAACTGGGCGGGCGAGAGCGAGGACGATTTCAACGAGAAGCTCGCGGCGGCAAATACTTCGTCCGAGCGCGCACAGATCGTGCTGGACCAGCTCTCCAAGCAAAACCTGCCGCAGGCGGGCCAGGCATGGCGCGACGCCAACGAGGATATCATCGAGTACAACGAGGCGCAGGGGGAGCTGGACGAGGCAATGGGACGCCTGGGTGAGGCGCTCGCGCCGGTGGCTGCCGGTTTGAAGTCGGTATTTGCGGGCGCGGTGAACATCGCGGCCGACGCCGTGACCAAACTGATCGGCTTTGTCAACAGAGCGATCGACGCCTTTAAGAAGCTCGCCGGCGTGCAGGAAAAGCAGAAAACGACTAAAACCAAGGGACAATCCAAGGCCACGAGAAAGACGACGTCTACCGTGCGGCAGTACGCCAACGGCCTTGATTACGTCCCGTATGACGGCTATCCGGCGATCCTGCATGAGGGCGAGCGTGTGCTGACACGGCGCGAGGCGGACGACTACCGCAGCGACCGCGGCAGCAGCAAGCCGGCTGACATCGTCATCAACCTGACGACCACGTTGGACGGCAAGGCCGTGAGCAAGGCGGTGACGCGGTACCAGCAGCAAGACCAGAGGGCGAGGCAATGAAGAATTTTACTTTTCAAATTAACGGCAACGACCGCACGGCGCTTTTTAATCAGTATGGCTTTTCCGCGGGCATTACGCCAATCTACAGCGACGAGGTCGTGACGATGGACGGCAGACGGCACAGCGCGGTGATCCGCTGGCAGGGCTGGTGCAGCGCACAGCTCAACGACATCACTGACGTAGAGGTGGCGGCGCTGGCCGCAGATCTGCGCAGCGCGACGCTGAGCGTGACCTATGAAAACCCTGCGCTCGGCAGCACGCCGGTGACGCAGGAGATGACCGTGGACGGGATGGAGCTCGCATATCTGCTGCGCGACCAGACGGGCCGATACTGGAGCGGCAAGACGCTCAATTTTACGCAGAGGTGAGCGTATGCACAGTGTAAGTGATTTATGGCGGACGCTGCTGGCCAGCTCAGGGCACCGCAAGGAGGTCAAGCTCGTGATCGCGGGCGTCACCTACGGCGAGGATAAGATCGTGGATGGCTCGCTGCGGATCGGCGGCGGGCTGTACTCCGAATTCGGCATCGGCAACTGCTGCGCGCGGCAGATCGAGTTTGAGATCTATCCGCATGGGACGATCCCGAGACAGGCAAAAATCGAGGTCTACATGCGGCTGCGGCTGGGCGAGCAGGTGAGCGAGTGGATCCCCAAGGGCGTGTTTTTCTTCTCCACGCGCAAGACTGACCGGATCACGGGCGTTTTGAGCGTGCACGGGTATGATGCGATGCTCAAAGCCGAGGAGACGTGGCTCGACAGCAGCTATGATGCCAAGACTTGGCCGATGCCGGCGGCGACGGCGGTGGCCGACATCGCGGCGCGCATGGGGGTGGCAGTGGACAGCCGCACGGTATTGGATGCGGCGTTCCCCGTGCAGTACCCGGTGGACGACAAGGGAGATATGACGATGCGCGAGGCGCTTGGGCGTATCGCGGTCGCCAACGCGGGAAACTGGACCATCACGGACGAGGGAAAGCTGCTGCTGGTCGGTCTCAACTCCATGCCCGCTGAGACCCACTATCTTATCACGGAGACCGGCAGCGCCATCACCTTTGGCGGCGTGCGCATCCTTGTGTAAGGAGGGCAACATGGACAAAACCTATTTAGGGCGGCGGCTGGCGAAGTTTTCCCCCGGCATCGCGTCGCAGCCCATCTCCAAGGTGGAGCTGCTGAACGATACCGGCGATGTGGTCGGTGTGTCCGGATCGGACACCGGGCGGACGCTGACGGCCATGCAGCCGGACGGCACGAATGCGATGGCGGCGGCGATCCTCGCCAAAGTCTCCGGCTACAAGCACGTTGGATACGAGGGCAGCAAAGCGCTGCTTGACCCTGCGGTGGAGCTTGGCGACGCGGTGACGGTAGACGGGCTCTATGTGCCGCTCATCGCGCTGGACATGACGTTTGATCCACTGCTCGCGCCGGACATCTCCGCGCCGGACGCGGACGAGCTGGACGACGAGTACCCGTACAAATCCGCAACGCAGCGGCAGATCGAGCGCAACATGGCCAAGACTCGGTCGCTCATCACCAAAACCAGCGAGGAGATCATGCTCAAGGTCGAGGGCATCGACGGCAAGTACACTGAGGTCAAAACCACGCTGGACGGCCTGACGGTGACGGACGCGAGCGGCACGACCAAGATCAACGGCAGCAGCATCAAGACGGATAATCTGTACGTCGATGCGGCGAATATCAAGGGTACGCTGACAGCCGACCAAATCCAGACCGGCAGCATCCGCGTCGGCGATCTCAAGGACGGCTCGAATTATGCTACGAAGACCTACGTCGACAACAACGCGGGCCTGAACGCAAACGAGGTCAATAGTGCGATCGCAACGTACATCGACGGGACCTCTATCACAGCGCAAAAGTTACGAGGCCAGACGGTGGAACTCCTGGCAAACAGCAATACCAAAGTGGGCGAAATTTCGCTTGTGGAGACGAACGTTGACTACGGTGTCGGCATCAAAACCCTCTATGGCGGTATCAAGCTGGAATCGGCGACCAATGTATACCTAAAAGCCAGCGGCGCCTACGGTGGATTTATCACGCTGTCCAACAACATTGTGTCGCTCGGCGGCGGCGAGCTGTATATCGGTAGCCAGATGTACGGAAATATCTTACCGGCCGGTAACTGGGGGAAACTGTTTTTCCTTCGTCAGTGAGGTGACGCATGGCAAGTTTTAGTGTTAGCGTTACGGCGACGGGGTCAACGACAGCTGTCCTCAACGGCACGTTTTACGGAGACAGCTACCATAATCGAGCGCGTGCGATCTACGTGACCGGCATTCTGGGCTACGGGTATTACTTGACCTCGAACGAGGATTCCGGCGCGAACAACACGTTTACGGATTCGTTCGACGGACTTACCCCCGGCAAAACCTACGATTGGGAGGCAGTGCTCTGCTATTGGGACACCAACCTCAATCAATGGGTGGAGACCAGCTATTCCGACAGCGGATCGTTTACCACAGAGGGCGGCACTACGGGCGGCGCGGTGTACATCTACACGGATATGTGGCGAGCGTATACGCCGTACATCTACACGGACATGTGGAGACCCTACAACGCAGAAATCTACACCGACTCTTGGTGGGAGTCGGGATAAGGAGGAACTATGAAAAAGCAGGCAATGCAGATCCTTGACAGCGCATTTAATACGCTGTCTTTGGTGATGATCTCCGCGAACGACGCGGAGAAGATGGCAAAGGTCAAGGGAGAGCTGCGGCAGGCATATGCGATCCTCGAGCGGCTCGACCAGCAGGCGGCGCACGTACCCGCAGAGCCGCCCGCGAAAGCTGCCGAGACGGAAAGCGAGGTAACAGATGGCTGATAAAGCAATTTCCGACCTCACTCAAGCAACACAAATCACCAACGAAGATCTTTTTGTTTTGCAGCAGGGCGGCACAGCGAAAAAGCTCAAAGGCGCAACGCTGCTGGACTTCGTCACGCTGAGCGTTGTATCGGTCACGGTGACAACACTGCCCGCAGGAAGTTTGGCAACGGCGACCTACGATAAGTCGACTGGTACGCTGGCGCTTGGCATCCCGCAGGGCAGCAAGGGCGACACCGGTGCGACAGGTGCGACGGGTGCGACCGGTCCGCAGGGTAAACAAGGCATACAAGGTGAGACCGGTGCAACAGGCGCGACCGGCCCCCAAGGCCCCGCAGGCCCCGCAAACGTGCTGACCATCGGCTCGGTCACGTCCGGCAAGGTGGCGAGCGCGACCATTACCGGAGAAGCCCCAAATCAGGTGCTCAACCTTGTGCTCGAAAAGGGTGACAAGGGTGAAACCGGCGAAAAAGGTGCAACAGGCGACACCGGCCCACAGGGTGAACAGGGCATCCAAGGTCCGCAGGGCAGCCCCGGCACGGATGCTCCCACAATTACCGGTATTACCATCCGGCAGAGCGACTATCACCTTATCGTGACGCTGTCGAACGGCACGAGCTATGACGCAGGCTATTGCCGTGGCGCTTCTGGTGCTGGTACGGGTGACATGCTGGGTGCAGTGTATGACCCTCAAAACAAGCACCAGGACATCTTTTCATACATTGACAACGCTATCAAGGACGTCAAGGTAACTACCGACGCAACGCCTACGCAGGGCAGCGCGAACCCCGTACAGTCCGGCGGCGTGTACTCGGCGCTCGTCAATAAGCTGGACAAGACCGGCGACGGCAGTAATGTCACGGCGGCTTTCACGGCAGCGAGAACCCGCGCAAATATTGCGACGGGTGAAAAGCTCTCCGTGCTGTTCGGCAAAATCGCGAAGTGGTTCGCCGACCTCGGCACTCTGGCTTTTAAGTCCACGGTGGCAAAATCCGACCTTGCAAGCGACGTGCAGGCGAGTTTGGGCAAGGCTGACAGTGCCTTGCAGAGTGCGCCGGTTACAAGCGTCAACAGTAAGACAGGCGCGGTGAGCCTTGCAAAGGGAGATGTAGACCTCGGCAATGTGGACAACGTCAAGCAGTACAGTAAGAACAATCCGCCACCGTATCCTGTCACGTCGGTCAATGGTAAGACGGGCGCGGTCACGGTCAGTGTTCCAACAGTTCCATCCACGACCAACATTCTCAAGGGCAACGGCTCAGGCGGGCTGGTGGCGGCGACGCGCGGCAGCGACTATATCGCATCCGGCAACATTGTCAAGCAGACACTCGTGAGCACGGAGACCACGCCCACCGAGGACTACGCGATCAACTGGGTGTACGGCTAAGGAGGCGGAAATGGCTACATTTACTGTAGAGATAACGCCGGATTCTAGCAACGGGACTATCGCCCACGCAGTCGGAAAGTTTTCCGGAGGGTCAAGCAGATATAAAGGTCAGCGGCGCATGGACGTTGCCGTCAGCGGCGTCGGGACATTTTCTGCGTTATCGCCGGAGACAAGCGGAGGCGAAAACACTTTTTCTCTCGACATCACGGGGCTGACGCCGGGGACAACGTACAACTGGAGCGCGTCACTCTACTACAAAAATACGTCCGGGGGTTGGGTGACAGCAGGATCGCAGTACGATAAATCCGGAAGCTTTACGACGAAAAGTAAAACCCCTACATTACCAAAAACGCTCGTCAACGGCACTGCTTACGACGTTAAGGGCGGGAAGTGCCTCGTCAACGGCACGGTGTACAACATCAAGAAAGGCAGGACGCTCATCAACGGGACGGGGTATGTCATCAACTTTGAGCCAGATGTGAGCTTGACGTGGTACTTCAACGAAACCATTGATATAACGTCGCAGCCAGACAAATTCTGGGGGTATAGTAGCGGGATTGCTGTCAGCTTTGTGTCTGGCTATTATGGCTTTACCTACGACCATCTTATCCGAGACTACGACGACACTTACGGTGTAAGAACTTTAATCTACTATAGAAAGATTAACGAGACCAGGGACCTCGCCTACCGAAACGGCTGGCGGGGGGAGGTATACCGCACCATCACTTTTGATGAATTACCCACCGGTGATCTCTTGACGTGGCTGCAAGCCAACGCCACGCCGCAATAAGAAAGGAGCAGCACATGAGTATCTACGTAAAAGTCAACAACACGGAATATCCCGCTACGGTCAACGGCAACCTTGTTGACCGCAACTGGAACGGCCGTGATACCAAAACCATCTATCTGACCATGTCCTACGACGCCGTAGTGGCACTGTTGCCCGACAATACCCCGTGGAGCATTGTGCAGCGCGAGACGCAGGACGTGCTGGACGAGCAGGGCCAGCCCACGGGCGAGACCAAAGAGGTCGTCAACGAGTACGACAACAGCGAGTACAGCCTTGCTGGCGACATCACCGACCACCGCGACGGCACCGTCAGCATTAAGATGGGCAAGCCCACGGAATCCGAGCTTTCGGCGGCGACCGTAACGGCGCTGGTCGGTCAGAGCATCACGCCGCAGCGCGCGGCAAGGCTGCGACCGATGATCGAACAGGCCAGCGCGTCGCTCTCTGACGGCGAGGCGGCGAAGTCGCCCGAGCTGTTCCCGCGCTGGGCGGATCACATCGGCGAGACCGTCAAGCCCGGCGACCGCCGCAGTGATACGGACGAAAGCGGCGTGCTGCACGTCTACCGCGTCAACAAAGGTCAGGGCCACACCACGCAAGAGAACTGGCCGCCGCATTCCACCCCTGCCATGTGGACGATCATCAACGTCGACCACGCGGGTACTCAAGATGACCCGATTCCGGCCGCTCGCGGCATGGAGTACGAGTATGGTCTTTATTACAAAGACCCCGAAGACACTAAGCTATACCTGTGCGAGCGTACCGGCGAGGCCGCGGGCGGGAAGATCGTCTTGCAGTATCTGCCACACGAGTTGGTAGGGAACTATTTCACGGCGGTCTAAGACCGCAGAAAGGGAGCGGGATATGGATAATGCAAAGCACTACGATGACGCAGAGATCGCTCTGATCGAAAGCCGATGCAAGAGCAATACGCACCGCATCAACGAGCTGCAAGAGCACCAAACGGCGCTTGACAGGCTGGCAACATCGGTCGAGGTGTTGGCGACCAAGCAGGAGACCGTTGAGGGAGACGTCAAGGAGATCAAAGAGGACGTAAAGGCCATCACGGGCAAGGCAGGGAAACGCTGGGACGGGCTGGTCGACAAGGTTCTCGCGGCGCTGGCGGGCGCGTTTATCGCGTGGCTGCTGGCAGGAGTCGCATTATGAAGAAGCTGAGAAAGCGGGACAAGTACGTCATCGCGGCAGTGCTCAACCTCTGTTGGTACTGCATTGCGGTGCTCGTATTGACCGCGCATGACAAGGTAGTGCCGGACAGTCTGACCGTCGCGTGGTTCGCCGCGTGGACGGCGGAACTCGGCCTGCTGGCTGGAATCAAAATCAAGGGAAAGGACGAATAACATGAACGAAAAAATCATCAAGCGTATCGCAAACCTTATGAGCGTCAAGAGCATCGTAACGCTGGCGCTGACGGGCGTTTTCGCTTACATGGCGGTGACGGGCAACATCTCGCAGGATTTCATGACGATCTATGCGGTCATCATCGCGTTTTATTTTGGCACGCAGTCGCAGAAGGCGCAGGACGTGATCGACGGCAAGGGTGACGAAAATGTATCACAGTAGGGACATTGCCGACCTGCGGGCGGACGTGCGCGCGAACTGCGTTATCTTCCTCGACCTCTGCAAAGAGGCTGGCTTGCCCGTTCTGGTGACGGAGACAGTCAGGGATGACGAGTACCAGCGCTATCTTGCCGCGAACGGCTACGCGGCAAAGACCGCGACGCGCCCGACGTTCCACGGCGTCAAGGCGGGGCTGGCGTTCGATATCTGCAAAAACGTCAAGGGGCATGAGTACGACGATCCGTCGTTTTTCGCCCGCTGCGGGCAGATCGGCAAGCAGGTCGGCTTTTCGTGGGGCGGGGACTGGAAGAAATTCCCGGACAAGCCGCATTTTCAATGGGACGGGCATATGCGATACACAGGGAGCATGATTTTGGCGGGGAAGTATCCGCCGGAAATGGAGGAATACATGGATCAGGCAACGTTTAACAAGATGATGGACGCTTACCTTGCGCAGCTCGGCACCAAGCCCGTCTCTTCGTGGGCGGCAAAAGACTGGGCGGCAGCAAAGGCTGCGGGCATCACGGACGGCAGCGCGCCGCAGAGACTTATCACGCGTCAGGAAGCCGTGACGATGATCCAGAGAGCGACAAAATAACGGTGCCCGATTCGGGCGCAGGAAGGAGCGGGCGGCGAAAGCCCACGCGCAAGCGCCTCTGCAAGCCCTACACGGGCATGAACAGTCAGCACCGAACGATCCGCGCGCAATTATCCTCTATGGCCCCGCGCAGGGCTATAGCATACATCCAAGCCTATGACCTGCCGCCCGATGAGATGGCATGCCTCATCGAGTGCGACGTGCGAGGGCGCTCTCTCGTGCAGGTTGCGGCGCAGCTCCACATGAGCGTGGACGGCCTTGCCAAGCTGCGCCGCCGGGCTTACCGCAAACTTGCCGACGGGCAGAAAGAGAGCACCGACTGATCAGTCGGTGCTCTCTTTTTTGACTTCGCTTTGTTTTGATTTCGTCCCGCTCCGGCGCTTGGCGTCCGCGCGATGCTGGACCTCTTTTCGGTGGGCGGCGGCGCACTCGGGGGAACAGGTGACGGTGGGGGTACCGGGCACTATCTCCCGGCCGCAGACAACACAGACCTTTACGCCGCTGCGGGATTTTTCGCGGCGTTTTATGTAGTAATCGTGTTCGGCGTTCCAGCTTTTTGACTGCGCGCGGTCGATTTCGCGGACGGCATCCG